CCTTGTGCTGCACCCATTAGCATGGAGATACCAGAGGCAGTACGGCCTACACCAGACACACCGGTTTGCCCGTGTGCAAAGGACGGGAAGCCTGTGCTTTCATCTGCAAGTACACGCGCCTTGTCAAACAGCATCATGTTCTCTTGTGACACATTTGGGAACTTCGTACCAAAGATAGCCTGACCCGGTGCGCCGCCCTGACGACGGAACACCTTACCCGGATACAGTGACAGGTCTTGACCCGGCACCAGATTGGTCTCGTCTACTTCTACAATCAGATTTCCTGACAGTACAGCGTTGTCTACGGCCATACGCATGAAGCCATTCATCAGCGTCTGGGTGTCGTCCATGTTTTCGGCAATACCGATACCAAAGAAGCTGTAAGGGTTCAGTTCGTATGGCGCAGCATGGTACGGAATTTTACTAGGCTTGAATGGATTAAGAACCATGCGAAGAAGTTTATTATTACAAATCCAGATATTCGCTTGTAGTTCATCAAAGTCTTTGAGTTCGTCAGGAATATTGACGCCGTTTTCTTCAAGCATCTGGGTGTCGCACATGCCCCAATACTCAAGCACCTCAAAGCGGTCAATGCCATGCTCCGGTGCATAGTCAGACAGATCGTCTTCCCAATACTTTTTGTCGTAGTTCTCGCCCATCGTAATGCACTCGTCAATAACTTGACTGCGGAAGTATGGACGCTTCTTGAGATTACGAAGCTGGGAACGAGACATCTTATGGCGTTGCACTACAAACTGTGCTTCGTCCATATTGTTTGCGTCTGGGTCAGGATAGAAATCCCAACACGATACGTGTTCTACTTGTGGTACGGTTTTAAATACAGGATCGTATTCGCCGTCGTCTCCCCAATTAGGATACTCTTTGTCTGTAGCAAACGGGCCTTTCATCACACCCGTGCCAAACAAAGCCAGTTCAAATGCGGCGTTACGTAAATGCTTAGATGCTCCCGACTCTTCAAGCTGGTCGTGGATTTTTTTCTGCATCTTCTTAGCTGCAATCATAGCAGGACTAAACGTAATAGCGGTAGGCGTCTTACCCGGCCCCTCTTTGAGTTTGTCCTCTACAGGCTCTAGTTTATTCTGGAGGATACCCAGCTTTTCCTGCAGCGTTTGTGCTGTGGAACCCGGCTCTAGATCATTACCGTCGCCAGCAAAGCCATATGGGCTAGACAGAGCGGTTTCTCCGCGAAGCTGCTCTGGCTCCTGCGGATCAAAACTCACATCAGCAATTACACCCTCTGGCAACTCTGTAGGATCAACCGACAGGGGAAACCTATTATTAGCAAACAGTACGTCTACAATCTGACCATATGCTGCTAGTGTTTTAGTTTTAGTAACCTTGATGAAGACGCGAGACTTTTCCGATTCTGTAAACTGAACATCTGGGCCATACAGTCCACGGTAGTTTCGATATGCCCGAAGCCAACGCTCTTCATCCTGATAACGATAGTCCTCTGATCTGCGATACCGTTCCAAGACAAAGGGGATCATTCCGGCGACATCGCTGTCGTCGCTAACAGAATTTTCTGTATCTTCCAACGCAATAGCGTCGTCTTCGATCATCATTTCATCGTCTGCCATGTTTAAGTTTCCTTAGTATCCGAATGTGGAGTCTGCTACTTGCATCCCGCCGGACGGTCTGCCATGTGGGTCGTAGTCGAAAATAGAGAACCGGGGTCTGGACATAATCCCATACCGTAGCGCGTCGTAAAGGTGGTCTTCAGCTTTCGTGTCAACGTCTTCTGGATTTTTCTTGTCCAGAGGGATGGACGGTAACTGTGATATTGTCTCTGTACAGCTATCAAAAAATACAAGCCTTGGTTCCTCTGTAAATTCGTCTATCTGCAGACGCCTGTGTATTTCGTTCTTACCGGCTACCCGGCTACCCCTACTACGGTCTGACGGACGCCACCGACATCCCTTTGCAATCATTTGCTCCGCAAGAGAAGGGCCAGTATCACCACGCCTGTGCCACAAACTGCTATCCAAAACACCGTACTTAATATTACCATCTTCGGCTTCCAAGTCTAGTATCATTTCAGCCAAGTCTGCGGCCAAGACTTTACTGACGTATAGTTCTCTATAGACGATAAGCTGTTCATCAGGCGCAACAGCAAACCAAAGAACACCAGTATAGCTGCCGTAACCATAGTCACATGCACGAAACTTGACCCAGTTACTAGGGAGATGATAAGGCTCCACAACATGCACACGCCTATCAAACTCAGTAAATGCTGCACCTTCTTTGATATCCCAATCGCCTTCAAGAAGCTGCCTACGCTGCTGTTCAGGAAGCGAGAGGAGCATGGCCTCATAGTCTCCTGCTTCTGATAGGTACGGGTTATCAGAAAGTCTTGCCGGGATAAAGCGTCTCTTAAATAGAGGTTTTCCTGCCTTGCTATGCCCATAGGGGTATCGAAGAACTTCTCCGGTTTCTGAATCTGTCGCATCGAATGACCTGTTGTATGGTGCAGGGTCGATGAACATCTTCTTGACCCATTGATGACCCCTACCACCGGGGTTAGTTGTAGCCCTCATAAAGATGGGCAAGTCAGGTGCAGTAGACCGTAGACGAGATCGCATGTAGTTCCATGCATATGGTGTGGCCCATTGTGTCAACTCGTCAAAGCCTATCCAGCTAAATGCTAGACCCTGATAACGCAAGACATCATCATCTCTGTCGAGATATGACATCCACAATCTCGCGCCAGATGGCGCAGTCCACTGCATCTTCCGTTCTGACCACTTGATACCGGGCCAGATTTTTGGGTATAGTTCCTGTGACTTGAAGATAAGTTCCCTTAGTTCTTCAGTCGTGTGACGAAGGAGCAGTCCACTAAACTGAGGATGACCCATATAACGTAGTGGGTCTGCCAGCATAGCATAAGACTTACCACCACCAGCAGAACCGCCATACAGAACCTCTCGCTCACTAGCAGCTAGAAACTCTGTCTGCGGCCCCGGATTGGGCTTGAACAGTACATTAGCATGCTCCTCAACGCTAGATGTTTCATATGAAACTTCTTCAATCTGCGGCTGCTGCTTTTGCGCCTGTTCTTGCTTCTTCGATTTCCTTCGCTTTGGCAATTGCCGTTTCCGCATACTCTGCCCATTGGCGGATGCTTGCAGCTTGGTTCTTACGTCGTCGCTCATTGTTTAGCCGTTTCCTCAATCCTACGTGCGAGATATATCTACCGCTGTTTGTAGTCAGCCAGTTTGCTACCTCACGATAGGAATACTGATTGACGTGTCTACGCGCTTTCTCTAACAAGTCCAGTTCTACTGGAATAGGGTCAAGAATGTCGGGGTCTTCTTCACTCTGCTTGTAACCAAAAGGTATGGTACGTGCAATGCGTGGGATTTGTACCCACTCGTTTTCTTCTTTGATGTCGGTTGGCTGTGGAAGTTTCCACCTACCTATACTTCTACTCATCGTCCTCTACAGGTGCTTTGGGTGGCATTAGCATAACACCGCCGCTTGCCTCTACCTGCATCTTCTCTGTCTTCACAAGACCTACACGGTCAAGCAGTTCTTTGGCAGCAGACATCTTGTCACGAATACCAAGTTCAGTTGGATCATACAGTGCGCCTGTCATTGCCATTGCAGCCTTTGGTGCATTCTGCGCCATATACATTTGTGTGGCCTCAAGGATTTCTTCTTTTAAACCCTTTACAATTTCTGCTGTCGAACTGGTGTCAGAGTAACCAGCTAGTTTTTTGGCTGTAACCATATTACCACCAGCCTCATCAAAAAGAACTTGCAGAAACGCCTTTTGCTTACCTGTCAACTCTCTAGCCATTAAACTCTCCATGATGCATGGCATGAGCAAGTTTTGTACTACGTGATTTTACCTGATTTGCCCACCTGCTGTCAAGCATTTCTTTCGCCGCTACGTCAAATTTATTTTCGTGTATAGCAGCCCACATTTTCTTAAACTTACAAAGACGAGGCACTCCAAGATTAAATGCCATGTCTACAAGTACAAGTTGACGTACAGCGTCTAGTTCCTCTACGCAAGGGTGCGCACGAAGGAGTTCCTCTTCGACTATCTGTACGTCATTCTGTGCGAGGTAAACAGCATCTGCTTCGGTGATGCCATCAGAAAAGATATGCTCAATAGTTGGAATATCCATCCAATCCAGTTCTTCTTTACTGATACCCCGATCATCCAGATTACGGCCAATACCAATAGTATTGATACCTAATGTATCTTTGTACACGTCAAGACGTAGCCCTTCATGGGCTACCAGTTTTTGCATCAAAAGGTCTTTATCATATTTCATTTCTCATGCCCCATCCATACTGCGAACGCCCCTGTCATTGCGCCGGTTACAACACTCACAAGTGCAGCCTGTTGGCTCGTCGGGTCGGGAAGTGCCATAAACCATTCCACTACTCGCCACGCTGAAATTGACATTCCCAACATCATCAAACGGGGGAGTATCTTCCACTTCAGCATTCTTTCCATAGTAAGTTCTGCCACGCCTACTTCTTTCCAAAGAACTTAGTAGCTGAACGAACGCCAAATGAGGCAGCAACGATAACCCCCAGAGAATATTGATACCATTCTGGCATAGCTTGGAGTTGTGCGAAACCATTTGCAACTACCTCTTCCATTCCGGGGATAAACGCTAGGATGAGTGGGATACTGAACAGAATAGTCAGCCATTCATCCTTCCACGAAGACTGACTACCTTTAGCCATCTCCAAATCCCAATCAATCTCACCCGTAGCTTTCTTCTGCATTACAATAGCTTCGGCCTGTGCCTTGGCTACCTTGGTGGCTGACTGAGCCTTCTTTTCTTCGACCTTGCCACTCAACCATGTACCGGCTAGGTTAGCTATCGGCCCTATCAGTGCGGTCAACATTTTTCAGTTCCCATAATTTCTTCTTAATTAAATACACACGATACTCGACATCCGGCTCCATATCAGCTAACCGAACATCTCGTGGGTCATTACCCGCCTCTGCGAAATCTTGCAGTCTTTTTTGCAATGCTCTTTGGCTGGCGTACAAACTGTTTCCCCTTGCGTGTGCCTTCTCTCTTAGCCTTAGTTGTAGCAGCATATTCCGCTGATGTCAAGGATTTTATTGCTTTCTCAGGTAAATACCTTTCACCTGTTTTAGCAGATGGCTTACCAGACTTAGTGCGCCACTTCTGTTTTGTCCAAGACTTGAGGCTTTGTTGAGACTTTGCTAATGGCATTATAATCGTCCTTGTGAGTGTAATATCAGCAGTACAATACAAGCTAGAATAGTCAGACCTACAATAAGTAAAAAAGTAATGATGGCTATCTCTACCATCTGCTTACGTTTGCGTCTAGCCGCTTCTTCAGCTTCTTTTCTGGCTACACGAGCCTTTGCTTGAAACCTCTGCCAATCATGCCACAGACCGGGGCGACCTGTATATATCATAATCTGCTTTAGCTGCTCTTCCTGTTCACGTATCTGCTCAAGAGCCATGAACTCTTCTAGGTCAGAACCGCCACCCTTTTTCTGTGACTTGCGTTCTAGGTCTTGCTTCGCACCAACAAACTTAGCGATTGCACTACCTGCTGCAGCA